TACTGGCATCTCAAACAGCTTCTAAGAAACCATCGCCGAGCTAGAAGACCTCTCAAGAATATGATGGAAGCCCAGCAGATGCCTCCAGAATCTGAGTAATCCACACCCCTAATAATAGTTATTATATATATTTAAGATCTAACTACTATTATTATAGAGGTCAAAAGCTGTGGATGGAACGATATAGACCAAGCTGGATAAGGGCTATCGCACCAGGATAACATGTTACCAACTCCGGTAAAACGATAGGGATAACATCTGGATAAGTTTCATGATAAAGTTATCCACCTAATTCGCAGTGAGTTATCCACTGAAATTGTGGATAAGAATTACGACAGCCAATCCGTAGAGGAAGACAGTACTTTTAAGCCCTGAGCCATATTCTGAGAAGTCCGAGACCAGGGCATGAGTTGCGGTGTGAAACTTCTCTGAAGCTGAAATGCTTTGGCTGTCACCAGATTTTAGGAGAACGTATGCCATGTCAAGTTGATATAACAGAGGGCGAAATTGCGAATCATTTTGAAAAATTACTATGTAAGGCATGTAAATATCTTTCAGCTGAGCAGATTGATTCTCTGAGAAATCCAGGAAGTGGGCCCATGGATGGCTTGTATTGGTATACTACGCATTTAATGTGCGATTATATTAGCAAAGATAATCAGCCTGAAAAATATTTGACTTTAAGTGAATTACATCGCCTAGGGTATGATGTCATAGATTCAAATGGATACTCTGCACTGATAAAATTATTTTAAAGAATTCACCAACCTAGGCAATAAGTGAAAGGTGAGGCCACACCTACCATAAGTACCAGTTAATCCTGGGAGTGGACTGCGACAGACGGCAGTACTAGGGTTTGTGAGAGGGTGAAAGACCCTCACCAGAATTTAGGTAGGATGTACGTGGAAGTACAGAGAACTATGCGATACCGGGAATAAATATTATCCTAGGTTTCCGACCCGCATAGGAATAGACGATATCGACGGGTATCTCATCTTGAAATCTTGCAGAAATGCTGCTGGTTCGAATCCAGCCCTACCTTCCAAATCATGGGATTGGAGCGCGATAATCCTTGAGAGAAGAGCGCCTCATTTTGCCTGTACATGGGGCGATGTCTGAAAAGGCTAGCGAGGTAGGTGCAGGTGAAAGTCCTGTCAATCCCATATTAATCTTCAGGCTCGACAAGTAATTCCCGATGCAACTCAATCTCAAAGGGCGTCAAATCCCCATTATCCATGTGCCAAGCCAATGTCTTGATGAATACATAGGCATCCTGTACTGAATCTGGATTCCGAGACTTAACCTTGCGCTCCATGCGGTCGAAGAAGGTTCGGATATTCTTAATCTCTCTTAGAACCCCAAGCCGCATCTTAGCTAAATCCTTCACATAATTCCCTTATTTACTGCTAAACTTTAGTTTAACTTAGATTCGGATTAATATATACTATCGCCATTAGATTCCAGGAGGTGCTATGACTAATGAATTAATTGATGTGCTTGAGCACTTGAATGATGCTTATGAGGTACTAGAAGGGATGGACTCTGACATTGATATCGAGCAGTGGATGGTTGACGTAGATAATATATATCATGCAATCGAGCATAGAATTAAATCTGGGGAAGAAGAATAGATGGTAGAGTTTTATTACCTTAATCCAGATAAGTCTTACTCGCCCTGTGATGCCGTGAAATGGAATAGTCAGCTTAAAACCAAGGATAGGAAAATCGATCTTGATGTATTAAATGGCTTTCTAATCTCAACGGTATGGATAGGCTTAGGTCATAAATTATTTAAAACTACGGTCTTTGATAGCCCTGATGCTCTGGAATCAATTTACTCCGCTAGCTATTCAACCTGGGATGAAGCCAAAGCCGGACACCAGAAGGTTATTGCCAAGGTCAAGGCTGGTGAAATCTACATTCCCGAATTCTCTGGCGCCAGTCAGGGATAGCGCAACTCTTAGCAACCCTAAGGGTATTTGAGCCATTGGCCCCGTGGTGCGTACTGGGGCAACTCCTGAATAATCCTATAATACTTGCCTTTCCTATTAAACTATAGTTTAATACTCTCTTTATCGGCCAAGGACAGCCATGCCTATCCTGTACAGGGACGACCTATCATACTTAGATTCACAGGAGTGCTATATGAAGCCAGGGATGACGGAAATAAAAGAGCTAGAAGAATACTGGAATGGCAAGTACAGCAATGTCCATGTATCGCTTTGGGCTAATACAGATAATGATAAGTATTTCGGCAAGATGATGGGAGCTAACGAGAGCATCGATTTATTTGCCTCAACCATTGGTGATTTAATTTCACAGGGTGAGGCGTTTTTGAGGAGGACAAGATAAGTGGAATTTCAGCCTAAAAGATATAGGGAAAGTCACATAGATAAGGACAAAATTTGGTATTGGTATCAGCATGTAATTAATTGCATTTCTCTAGAGATACCACGATCAAATTATGCAAAAAAATTTAATATACCTATAAAAGATTTAGAAAGATATTATTGGCTGATCGTGCATAAGCAGATGTCCAACCCAGATGAATATAATTTGTATACTAACCTACATAAAGAATTTCTTGAGAGCAGTCTTACCTCTTCAGAATTCTGTACGGAAAGGAATTTAAATGGCAATAAGTTTCGTCATTTTGCGCATCATAAGCGTCATAAGGATTTAATAGAGCAAATGAAGCTTGAAGATCGACCTGCTATTGTATTTACTCCTGGTGAGACGGCTGTATTCCAGAGTCATCTTGAGCCAGAACCTGAACCCGAGCCCGAGAAACCTTTAACCTTCAGGCAGATTGCAAATCCAGAGCCTAAAGAAGTCGTAACTCCAGAACCTGAACCCGAGCCCGATCCTGAACCCATCAGAGAAATTGCTCCAATTCAGCACCATGATGTAATCGAAGCACAGAATGATATCGAGATCACCATTACCAAGGGCGTCAGAGTTCTAATCTCTCCCTCCCTAGAATCCATGAAAATTATTAAAATTATTGAACTTTTAAAGGACTTATAATGCTAATCCCATACGAAAATAAAAGCATCTTCATTGCATCGAAGCCAGTTGACTTCAGAATGTCTATCGATGGTCTGTCAACTTTCATCCAGAATGAGAAAGCAGCACATCTTCATGATGGCAGCATCTATGTATTCTATAATCGCCATCTTGATAAGATTAAGTGCCTCTTCTGGGATAGAAATGGCTTCGTGCTCTATTACAAGCGCCTGGATAAGTGTAAGTTCAAGCTGAAGAAGATGATAAGCTCGATTGAGAATATTACAGCTGAAGAGCTTGAGATTCTCCTATCTGGGTTCGATCCTAAGCCAATGGAAAGAATGCCTAAGACTTTGGAGCATAAGGGATGACAGATTTATATTTTCTAAGAATATTACAATTCATTACCTCAATAGGATGTGTAACATCAATTATCTGGCTAAATTGGACTCTAAGAAATTTAGAGAAAGACCTTAATCGTCTTTCTCACGTGATGCTAGAAATGGTTAGGCACAGCATGGAGAATAATTTCCCTTTGCCTAAGAACGTATTTCCATTAAAGTTTGATAGCTAAGTTGGAATTGAATATACTCCTCCTTGACGTGGTAGCTCAGAGGGTAGAGCACCTGCAGAGAAACATCTTCGTACATCGAGTATCTGCAGGAGGTCGCTGGTTCAATTCCAGCCCTGTCAACAGAATTGTGGAGTAGCTCAGCTGGTAGAGCGCAAGGCCGTTAACCTTGATGCCGAGGGTTCGAATCCTTCCTCCACAGCCAGAATCGCGGGGTAGTTCAGCGGTAGAATACGGGGCTCATATCCCCGTGGTCATCGGTTCGAATCCGATTCCCGCAACCATCGGAGAAGACGCCTATTAGGAAGGGCACGAGACTGTAACTCTCTGGTCGGCTAGTCCGTCAAGGTTCGAATCCTTGCTTCTCCACCATTTAAAAGGACTTAGATGAAAGCTAAATTGTGGGACAAACTCTTTGATGCAATGCTGATGATTTCACTATTCCTAGTGATGGTTTATCTCGGAATGAAAATTCCAGACATTATCCTCCATGGCTTCGAGCATCAAAGCATTGAAGCACTTTACGTGACTGTAGATAATTGCGATTTAGGAGAGGGATTTGATGACAAATGAAATTCCTGTGATGAATTGCTATGTAGGCCGAGACTTTGGTACTACCTTTATCCAGGTTCAGATGGAATCTCCATTCAGCGGAGATACCTACTGCTTCAGATTCGAAGATAAGATGGAATCAACCCATCCATTTCCTGGAAAAGAATTTGACGCAGAAGAAGTCGAGAACCTAGTAAGATGGCTCCAATCTATCCTGCAGAAGTCACATGAGAAACCCAATCTATGCCAAGGCTGCTTCAAGGCCCTACCAAGTCGCGCAATCTATGAGAATGGTGCCTGGATGGTCACTTGCGAGCTCTGTCTTCATGAACATGAGTTGCCTGTAAAAAATGACTGAAATCTTTGTCTTCGGAAGTAATCTAGCTGGAATCCATAAGAAGGGTGCGGCTCTCTGTGCCTGGAAAGAGCCTGGGGCTATCCTGGGTAATGGAGTCGGCCTACAAGGTTGCTCCTATGCAATTCCTACCAAGCGTACTCCCTATGAGACTTTGAGCTTAATTGAGATTAATAAGTACGTAGCAGAATTCATTAGCTTCGCTCACTGGGCTGCCATCAATGCTTTGGAATATCAATTCAATGTAACTCCAATCGGCTGTGGTCTTGCAGGATATGAGCCAAATCAAATTGCACCAATGTTCTACTATTGCTTCCGACTTTCGAATGTAAAACTCCCTCAAGAATTCGCTGAAATTCTTCACTCTACTCGCAACTTTAGTTAATTTCACCCCAACTTACCCACTACATGTAGTAATTTAACTAAATTTCATGCTATTTTAGCATCGAAGCATCTCCTATTTGCTTCAAGGTTTGCAGGACGCAACTTAGGCAAAGGATTGCCCCTAATATGGATAAAGCATTACAGACACGCCTGGATAACGCAGAAATTGCGGCCAAGCTGAAGGGTAGTCTATTACTCTTCATTCAAGCATTTTTTCCCATTCTGACGGGCCGAGAATTTATTATCTCAAAGCCCATCGGTCGGGAAAGTCATTTCATTACAATCTGCAGAGTTCTAACTCGGTGTACTAGACTTGAAGCGCTCAGAGTTCTAATCAATGTGCCTCCAGGTCACGGTAAATCTGTAATCGTCTCCTTTTGGATAGCCTGGTGCTATGCCAAGTGGGGTGACTGTAATTTCCTGTACATCTCTTACGCCAAGACTCTAGCAGCGACCCATACTGATACCGTTAAGCGTCTCATGATGCTTTCTCAATATAGGACTCTATTCAATGTTCATCTACGAGATGATTCACAGGCTAAGGATGCATTTACTACTGAAGATGGTGGCACGGTTTCCGCTTTTGGGTCTGCTGGTGCTATTACTGGACGAAATGCTGGACTTCCTGGTCTTGATCGCTTTTCTGGGGCTGTGGTTATCGATGATAGTCATAAGCCAGACGAAGTTCACTCAGACCTCATCCGTGAATCAGTCATCACCAATTTCAGAGAAACCATTCAGCAGCGTCCACGGGGCATCAATGTACCGATAGTCTTCATAGGCCAGCGTCTTCATGAGCAAGACCTCCCTGCTTACTTCATCGCAGGAGAAGACGGCTACACCTGGGACACTGTAATCCTTAAGTCCATAGATGACGCAGGTAACGCCCTTTATCCTGAAGCCTTTCCCCTGGATATGCTTAAGATTCGCCGAGACAAGGACAGATACGTCTTCGCAGCCCAGCATCAGCAAGACCCGCAACCAGCTGGTGGTGGACTCTTTATGCCAGAAGACTTTCCTTTACTCGATGAAGAGCCTGAGTACTACATCACCTTCATCACAGCCGATACCGCTGAAACTGAAGACCCACGTAATGATGCCACGGTATTCAGCTTCTGGGGCTATTACAATATTGTCACAGAGGGCCGTAAGACTGGAGTCATGGGCCTACACTGGATTGCCTGTAGAGAGATTCGCGTAGAACCTAAGCATCTAGAATCTGAATTCATAGACTTTTGGCAAGAATGCGCAAGACACCCTAATCCTCCAATGATTGCCTATATCGAGAAGAAATCCACTGGTGTGACGCTGGTATCAGTCTTAAAGGGCATGCGTGGCCTTAAGATTCGTGAAATCGAGCGTACTCGCAAGTCTGGCTCAAAGGCTCAGCGCTTCATAGACAGTCAGCCCTACATAGCAGCACGTCAAGTTTCACTCCCAGCTAATGGGATTCACACTGAGATGTGCGTCAATCATATGAAGAAGATTACGAATAACGATTCACATGCTCACGATGACATTGCCGATACAGCCGCTGATGCAATTCGGATCGCTCTTATAGATAAGCAGCTCAGCATGTTCACCTCTAAGAATCTTGATTCAAGAGAAGCAGTAAGAGTCGCATTCAATCAGTACAGCAACATCATTGACCTTAAAACTAAGGCTTACAAGAGAAGGAACTAATTATGGCAACGATTGCCAGGAAGCACACAAGTCAGCTGGACAAGATTAAGCAGTCCGTGGAGCAGGCTTATACCTATTTCAGGCCAAACTATGAGCGCTATCATCAGTTCATGCGCTTCGTGTATAAATCTACCTTAACGGAAGATGATATCGCGGTGCTATCAACTCTCGGGCGCCCGCAGATTGAATTTAATATGATGGAGGCCTACATCTCTAGATTGCGAGGCGAGTTCTCCCGCATGGAACCTGGCTTCGTAATCCGAGCGCAAGATGGCTTTGAGAATGTAGATCCGAAATTACTTTCCATCTTAGAAGCTCACTTTCGCTCAATCCTAGTAGATTCGGATAATGATGGTTTCAGCTATGACGTCTACACAGACCTTCTAGTAGGCGGCTTCTCAGTAGTCGAGTGCTATACCGATTACATCTCAGAGATGTCGATGGATCAGAAAATCTGTACCCAGAGAGCCTTTGACCCAACTCTATGCGGCTTCGATCCTCTAGCTAGAAAGTCTCACAAGGGTGATGGCAACTTCTGCTTTCAACTCTTTCCCAGAGAATGCGAGGACGTTGAAAAGGAATACGGCTCAGACGCGCTCAAAGGCCTGAAGTACGCCAGAAGCTTCTCAGGGTTTAATTGGAGCTACCGTGCTGCAAAGAAGGACATCGTCCTGATGTGCCAGTACGATAAGAAAGAATTTAAGAAGGAGAAGATTACCAAGCTCTCGAATGGGAAGGTAGTCAGCGTGAAGCACTATGAAGAGCTAATGGGCCTTTGGGAGCAAGCAGGTTACATAGAGCAGCCTCCGATTCCGATTGGCAAGACTCGTGAAAGTACGATTGAGACGATTTCAAGGTACACCTTCACAGGAGCTCATCTAGTTGACGTCCAGAAGACGAACTATAAGATGCTGCCGTTGGTCTTCTTCGATGGTAATAGCGCAGTCCTCAGGGATAATAATGACTCCACCGCTGAGCAGATGACACGGCCGTATATCTATAACGTGCGTGATGCTCAGAGACTTAAGAATTATGCAGGACAGTCGCTTGCCAATGAGCTTGAGAATAACATCGAACATAAATTCATTGCGTCAGTAGAATCGATTCCAGAGGATTACCTCGACGCCTACGTCAACGTCCAGAAGCCAGCATCTCTGCTGTATAACGCATTCCTAGATGGCGACCCTAATGTGCCTCTAACTCCACCACGTGAAGTAGTTCGAACTCCAATTCCACCGCAAATCTCTGAGACCTTCCAGATGTCAGATAATCTGATTCAGGGAATTCTTGGAAGCTATGACGCGGCCCTCGGCATTCAAAACAACGAACTATCTGGGGTAGCCATTATGCAGGGAGCGATGCATTCTAATGCCGCAGCGATGCCCTACACTGTCGGTTTTATGAAAGGTTTGAACCGCGTCTGCCAGATTATACTTGATTTAATCCCGAAGTACTATGTGACGCCACGAAGTATTCCAATCGTGCAGCCTGACGGTAAGCGGTCATATGAAGTGATTAACAAGGTCGGCAATCCGATGATGGACTATGACCCTATGAGCTTGGAGGTTAAGGTTCAAGCTGGTGTTAACTTTGCGGTGCAGAAGCAGATTTCCCTTGAAACTATTATTCAGCTCATGCAGACCTCAGAGGCCTTTGCCGCCTTCATTAATACCAAGGGTCTTGGAATTCTCCTGGATAACATTGAGATTCGCGGCATTGAGGGTCTTAGACAGGCAGCTGGCGAATACATGGAAGAAGTCGCCCAGAAGCAAGCTCAGGCCGAACAGATGGCACAGCAGGCAGCTCAACAGCAAATCGATCCTAAGGAAGTCATGGCGATGCAGGCTAAGGCTGAGATTCTCAAGGTTCAGCAGAAGACTGAGGCTCGCGAGCAGGAGACTCAGGTTGCTCTTACCAAGATTGCTACTGATGATGCCGTTAAGAATAAGCTCGCTGACATTGATATGCTTAAGGTACTAGTCGATGCAGAGAACGCTGAGCTGGACGCTACTCTAAGACAAGAGAAGACGGACGCTGAAATGGCCAGAACTGCTGTTGATATGGCTGTGAATGTCAGTAAGCATCACCATGAAGTAGCCCACGCAGATAGAGAGCATGAGCTTAAGAAGACAATGGCATCGAAGCCTAAACCTAAGGAGAAATAGATGAACGTATTTGAAGCGCAGTTACTGGCTATGGCAGAGCATATGGCTGAGAAGTTGATTGAGCTCTTGGTCGCTAAGATTGAGGCTAAGCTTGGGATTGTAGTTCCACCAGTCGATGCTGCTGAATAGGAGAAGATTATGCCACTTGTGAAAGGAAAGAAAGCCAAGACGAAGAAAGGTTTCAGCGAGAACGTGAAGCGTGAGATGGAGGCTGGAAAGCCACAGAAGCAAGCTGTAGCAATCGCATACAGTGAGGCTGGGGAGAAGAAGAGGAGGAAGAAATAATGGCTAAATTAACCGCAGCAAAGCGAAAGAAGATTCCTAGTTCGAAGTTTGCAGAACCTAAAGAAAGAAAATACCCGCTTGATACTAAAAATAGAGCTAGAAACGCAAAAGCTAGAGCATCTGAGATGGCGAATAAGGGAAAATTATCCAAGTCAGCGGAGGCCAAGATTGATGCTAAGGCCGATAAGGTTTTAAAGGGAAAGAAGAAATGAGAGATAAGCCTAAGGGTGGTATGAGACAGAAGTCGAAGAAGCCGCCAGTTAAGAAGATTCCAAAGTGTTGAGCTCAAACTTTCCCATTAGTGCGAATTTTGTAGACAACATTTAAACTAATAGTTAATAGCTATTCCTTTAAGATAATTTATTGCTATACTAGGTTCAAAGATATACCTGACTAGCCAGGATGAATGCTAGGCCAAATACGCAGCTATGCGGTCAAAATAGTCCGGACTACAAGGATTGTAGGCAATTACGGTCACACCGGAAACAGTGAGGTAATCAGATGGATGCAAAGGATATTGCAGAAGAATTGCAACAGACTAATGTGGGTGAAGAAGAGGCAGTTAAGGAAGCCGAATCGCCACCTCCTGAGAAAATGCTTCCTGCTTCCCGTGTCAATCAGCTTGTACAACAAGCTAAACGAGATGGAGCAAGGAAGATGCAAGAGCAACTAGATGCAGCACAGCAGCAGATTGAGCAGCTACAAGGGCAGCAAGGGCAACAATCTTTGCAACAGCAGGCGCAACCTCCTCAGCAGCCGCAAGGTCAGCAAGGGATGTCGCAAGAGCAGATGCAACAGGTTATGCAAATGGTGCAACAGAAGCAGCAAGAGCAAGCTGAAGCCGCACATAGGCAGCAACTTGAGAAGGAAGTGAATGACGTAGCAGAACAGTATTTTGGCAAATTAGCTCAGGGTCGGGAAGCTTTTGAGGACTTTGATGCCGTAACTGCTGATTTCGACCCTGCGGCATTTCCACAATTAGTATATTTAGCCACACAGTCGGACAATACTGCGGCCATAATCTATGAGCTTCAGAAGAATCCAGCTAAGTTGGCCCAGCTCTCAGTCATGGTGGATAAGTCTCCAGCCCAGGCTAGAAAGATGATGGCCAGTCTATCAGAGTCTATCAAGACGAATGATGACGCTAAACGTAACTTGCAAGAAGCTCAAGATCCCCTAAGCCGTCTGAAACCTTCGCCCGTGGGAACAGACAATGGCACCAAAACCGTTCGCGACTTTAAGAATTCTTCATACTTGAAGGTCTAAGTCTCTGAGCTGGCCGTGTCTGTTCTCCTTATAAGGATATAATCGGAGAAGAAGACATGGCCGTTCCAAATAATATTTTGCAACAGGTACAGACCTACCAGTTGTCAAATCTAGCCTACTTGCAGAACTTAAACTGCTTCGTGGCTACTGCTAATACTCGCTTTAAAAACTTTGAGAAGATGACTGCAAACTTAGGTGACACCGTTACCTTCGACTTGCCCCCACGTTTCACTGTTGCTCAGTCTCTAGTAGCAACCTTCCAATCTGCTGACCAACGTGTAGAAACCTTAACCGTTGACCAAGCGATTAACGTATCTTATGCCTTCACAGCGCAACAATTCATCTTCAACGTAGAAGACTACATGGAGAAGTTTGGTAAATCCGCTGTCATGGAAATGTCAGCGTACATCGAAGCTAACATTGCATCTGTGTGCGTAGAGGCCCCATACCGTTTCTACGGGGATGGAATAACGCCAATCAATTCTTATGGTCAATTAGCGGCCGCATTGGCCATGTTTCGTAACTATGGTGCAGCAAAAGATAATACTAAGTTCTATTTGAGCGATATAGCACAATCTGCTATCGTTAATACAGGATTAAATCAATTCGTACCAAGACGTAATGATGAAGCCGCAATGTCCTGGGATGTAGGTAACTTTGACCGTGCTGAGTTCTACGTATCAAACTTACTTCCAGTTCACACAGCTGGCACTATCGGTGAAGACGGTACTGTATTGACCGTAGTCTCTGTAGTCAAGAATGCTGATGATGCTGTAATTCAAATCGTATTCTCTGGCGCTGGTACTGATGCTGATGCGATTAAAGAATTCGACAAGGGTCAGTTCAATGATGGCGTGAGTGGGCAACCTAATCTTAGATACTTAACCTTTATCGGGCATGAAGTTTCTAGTAACCCTGTACAATTCAAGGTTACTGCGAATGCTGCATCCTCTGGTGGTAATGTTACTGTTGACGTTTATCCTCCTTTGAAGGCTTCTGCTGGTGCTAACCGTAATCTAAACTTCGCGATTGCTGCTGGTATGCAAGTTACCTTTTTACCCTCACATAGAGGTGGCGTGATCACTGCTGGTAATCCTCTGTTCTTAGGTATGCCTATGCTTCCTGAAGAAGTTCCATTCCCTACTGGTAATGAGGTTGACCCTGATACTGGTGTGAGCTTGCGTATGTATTACGGAAGTTTGTTTGGGCAAAACCAAAGGGGGATGATACATGATGCGATATGGGGTAAGCGTCTTGTCCCAGAGTATTCAATGGAAGTAGTCTTCCCGTTATAATTTTTCAATATATTGACTTATTCCCATTTGATAATCCATGGTATATAATTATCATGGATTAATCAATGGGAATAATTATGAGTACACCAAATTGTAGTAAATGTGGTGCTTTAAAGTCGGGTTCATATGTAAAAGAATCATGGTGCGGTAAGTGTATAGGAGCTAGGCGCAAAGAACTTCGTGCTGAGCGAAGAGAGCAGAAAGGACTTCCTGTTCATGGTACAGGTCGAGATCCAAAGTGCAAAATATGTCGAGCAGAGAAAGAAGCCCGATATATGGATGGCAGCTATTGCGCCAAATGCAAACTTGAGAGACTTAAGATTGCATATGACAAGAAGAAAGCCGAGCAAGGATTAGAACCACGGAGAAAGGGAAGAAATCCGATTTGTAGATGTGGTCGCGTTAAAGAGAAGGCTAACTCAGGAATTTGTAATTTTTGTGAGGCGCATAAGAAGCGGGCCTATCATGAAAAAAATAAAGATTCACTGATTTATAAACTCAAGACTGCGGCTAGAACGACATTAAATCGTTATATTCGCCTGGGGTATTTAAATAAGAAACCATGCGAATTATGTGGCTCTGAAATAGCAGAGGCGCATCATGATGATTATACAAAACCATTACAGGTACGATGGTTATGTAGATTACACCACGCAGAGCATCACAAGAACATTAAAAAGTAATTTAGGAAGGGGAGCACGATGTTCCCCCACTTTATAAGGAAATAAAATGGCTATCTCAACTCCAGTTGTTAACGCTGGCGCAATGTACATCAATGGCATGCGTATGGCTTTCGCTTCAACCACTACTTTCACGGTAAGCCAAGGTCTATGCCGTAACTCAACT